CCGACTTGTGGCTCTAGGGGAGTACAAAAGACCTCCGTATAGAAGGAGCGCCCCTTTTTAAGTCGTTGTGGCGGAATTGGTAGACGCGCTGGGTTTAGGTTCCAGTGAGGCAACTCGTGGGGGTTCAAGTCCCTTCAGCGACATTTTAAAATTAGACATCTCAGGGCAGAGACGCTTGTATAAATACATTGAAGAAGAAAGAATAACCCAGGGTTTGGCTAATTATGGCTCTAACAAGACTTGATAATCTATACTCAAGTAAGACTGGTAAGTACCTATACGTATCGCCAGACGACTTTAACGCTACTGATGAACTAGACAATAGAGGAAATAGTCCTCTACGTCCTTTCAAGACAATCCAGAGAGCATTTATTGAGGTAGCCCGCTATTCATTCCTACCTGCTGTAGGTGGTGAAAGTGTGCCTGATAGGTTTGACCAGTTCAGCATTATGCTGATGCCTGGCGACCACTATATTGACAACCGCCCTGGTCTTGTAGATCTACAATCTGGCGATAGTCAGCGTTATTTTGATGCCAAAAATCTAATTACGCTAAACCGTCAAGAAATTATTGACCGTTCATTTGCTGAAATTGCTGTTCAGTATGACGAAGTTACCTGGGGCGCTGATTGGATTGTTCCTGGCGATCCTGCTGTTGATGATCAGAACCGATTCTATGATGCTTATCGTCTGATTCAAAAGAACAGAGATTATATTCAATCTAGAGCAACTGCTGAAGTTGCTATTTCATATCCTGACTTCTACTTCCCAGATGAACCTCAAACTGATAGTTCCAGTAGATATGCTGATGCCTATCGTTTAATTCTTCAAAATAAGGCAGATATTGTCAACCTTGCTTGGCTCAATACTCTTGCTGCTTATCCTACGATCAACACTACTGAAGATAAGTGTAGACGTGACCTTGGGTACTATGTTGAGCACCTAGCACTTGACTTATTCTATGGTGGTAATCAGTATACAAGAGAGTTTATCCTTCAGTATTTTGATGCTCAGGGAGCTCAAATCGGTAATGGTTTAGCAGGCGAAGAGACTGAATCGCTGTATGCTTTTGCTGCTGCTACTACCTTAATGAAGGCAGCACTTACCAACCAAAGCAGTGTAACGGTCAATGGTACAGTATATGACATTACTGCTTGGATTAAGGATTTAACTGTAACTGCTGATTCTGCTACTGGTTCTAATACAGATCCTAATTCTTGTGCCAACGTACAAACTACACTTGACACTCTAACAACTATTGTCAGTGATGTATTTACCGCTGGTAATCTAAACGGATTGCCTGCTGAAGACACTGGTAATGCTTCAACTGGTAAGAGCAAGTGTAGACGTGACGTTGGATATTTCATTGATGCTATCTCACTTGACGTTGCTCAGGGTGGTGGTAACGTTTATACTAGAAAGTATACTCAAAACTACTTTAATGCTGGTGGCACTTCTTGGATTGATGATGGTCTACAAGGAGAAGAGCAGCAGTCAATTGTTGCCTTCGATAAGGCAAGAGACCTCATGCTTGAGGCAATTAGAAATCAACTAGGATACAAAGATCTTTCTCTTACTCATGATTCTGCTGGTACTGGATCTGGAACTGAGTACGATCCCGCTTCTTGTGCTAACGTAGCATCAACAATCACAACTCTTGCTGCTATTCCTCCAACCTACTTCACACAAGGTAGTCTTGATAACTTTGTAGAAGAAGTTGTTGCCGAAAATGAAGCTGGGGCAGCAAAGTGTAAGCGTGATATTGGTTATATCGTTGATGCTGTAGCTGCTGACCTTGGCAATGGTGGCAACGGTAGTATTATCGCTGCTGCTAAGGCGTACTTTGATAAGAATGGTCTTCCCATCAGCAATGGTCTTTTGGGTGAAGAAGCACAATCTGTAGTTGCTTTTAGTTACGCTGGCGTAATGATGAAGAAAGCAGTTACTAACCAACTGTATGAAAAGGATTTAACTATTCTTTCTGGTCCTGCTTCTTATGCTGGTTATGAAACTAATGATCCTATTGTTCCAAACCTTCCATCAGGTAACGCTGCTACTTGTGTAGACGTTCAAGCAAGCATTGATACTTTAGTTGGTATTATTAACACTGTCATCACTGATGGTGATCTTGACAGTCTTAATAGCGTACAGATCACTGGTAATATTCCTGTATTTAACTATAACAGAGCACTACAAGAGTGGCAAGACAACAGCATCCTAGATCTTTCTAACCCAGACAATGTTCTCTACAAATTCAATGCTGCTTCTGGTGGTGCTATTGTCCCTAGAGGTTGTTCTCTTATTGGTTATGACCTTCGTCGTACCGTCGTTCGTCCTCTATATGTTCCTGACCCCGCTGACGGAACCCAAGTAAGAACTTCCATCTTTAATCTAACTGGTGGTTGCTACATTTGGCAGTTTACCATCAAAGACGGTGATCTATCAAATAATTCTCCTCTCTACGATCCTGTTGCTAGAGTAGGTAAAGTTTACTTCCAGAAGGGTAATAACTCACAACTAGCTATTCCTGAGTATTCCCACCACAAGATCTGTATCATGACTTATGCTGATACAGATGATCTACAACTGTATTATGATAAAGTCGGTACAGCATTTGCTCTGTTCCAACCAACAATTGATGACGGCGACTTTACTGCTCTCCCACAGGAAAACAGAATTGTTGGTCCTCTGTCTGATACCAGAAGCATCATCAATATTAGATTGGTTGAGCAAACTGCTACTGGCAAGACTGTTATTGAAGCAACAACTAAGGTTGCTCATGGATACTTTAAAGAGCAGTATATTGCCATCATTGACACTGGACTTAATGATGCCTTGAATGGTACATTTAAAGTTACTGCTATTGATGAAGAGAATCCTAAACTATTCCAATATGAGGTAGATGTAACTCCTCAACAGTTAGGTTTAGATATTAATGACACGGGTTATACTACACCAGACCTAAGCCTTGCTGCTAGAGCACAGGCAGAGATTGACTCTGTTGAATCTGCTTCTCCATACGTCTTTAACTGCTCGATTCGTTCCACCTGGGGTCAGTGTGGTATGTGGGCAGATGGATCCAAGGCGACTGGATTTAAGTCGATGGTTGTTGCTCAGTACACGGGTGTTTCTCTACAGAAAGACGACCGTGCCTTCATCCGTTATGATGAGTTCAGCAATACCTGGAACCAGGCATCACTAACTGATGCTTTTGCAACCACTGCTTATCACACCAAAGGCGATGCTTATTGGAAGGATGACTGGAGAAACTTCCACATCCGTGCTTCTGATGACTCCTTCATCCAGTGTGTTTCGGTCTTCGCTGTTGGATTCTTCGATCACTTCTTGATGGAGTCTGGCGGTGACATGTCGATCACCAACTCTAACTCTAACTTCGGTAATACATCACTTCACTCTGTTGGTTACAAAGGATTCTCCTTCAACCAGGATAAAGGTGGATACATCACCGATATTGTTCCTGTCAAGAAAGTTGATACTAGTGCTTTCAATGAGAATGATCTCAAGTACTATCCTCTATCTAACCAGGCAACAAAAGTTGATAATAACAAGACCAGATTGTATTATTCTGGTGATGATGTATATTCTCCATTCGAGAAACCTGCTACATCGATTGATGGTTATAGACTCGGTGCTCTAACTAACGATAAGTTATACCTAAAACTACCTAAGTTGGGTGGTGGTAATGCTATCTACGAATCCACCGTATCTCCATCTGGTTTCAAACAGTATACTGCTTCTTTAGAAACTCTCAATCCAGACGGTGTTCAAATTAACAACAACGCTCAGGATGCTGCTAATTTAATTGAGACAAACAAAGCATTTATTCAAAGAGAAGCATACAACTACATTATCACACGTTATCCTGATCTACAGAGCAACTCTAATATCACTATTTCTAAGTGTGAGAGAGATATCGGTTATATCGTAGATGCTGTTATTCAAGACTTGAAACTTGGTGGAAATATCAATACCATTCAAGCTGCTGAAGGTTACTACGTTGGTGGCACACTTACTTATATTGATAACGAATTCAATGAGTCAATTGAAGCATATGAGTATGTAAAGAACCTCATTATTGCTGCTATGAGGAACTTTGATTATCTGATCAAGAATCCAGAAATCACTCAAGGTTCTGCTATTATTAATGTTGGCGATACTCAAGGTCTACTAGTCGGTATGACCGTTAATCAATATGATTATAATACTACCAATTTTACAAATGGTAGACTAAATCGTGATGATTCTAACGTTATTCCAAACAATACTCTAATTCCTAATGGTGCTTACATTAGAAGAGTTATTGACTCGGAAAGAATTGAGATTGGTAACTCTGCTCCCGTATTAACTACGGATGCTCAAGGTAACATTAGTGCTAGTTTTGGTAACCCAGTTGTAGCTTCTACATCATCAACTACTGGTGCTTATCTACACTTCGAATTCCCAAGAACTGCTTCTCCTAGCGATAGTGATGACGTTCTTCAGGGTGGATATAGCGATATTAATCCAGTAAGAGATAGTGATGTTCTTCAGGATACTACTGTATGGGATGCTGCTGATAGAGGATATCCAGAGTGTAATGATGTTGCTACATTAATTCAGGGATATTTCACTGAGTTCTTCCTAATTCTAAACAATGGTCTCACCCCTCTTGGCGGCACTGAAATTGATGCTTATAATCTGATCACTGCTAATAAAGAGTTCATTGCCAATGAAGCTGTAGAAAGAATGTTATTAGACCCAGCAAATGCTGGATTCGCTGTTCCTGGTGGTAACCAGAACTGTGTTGATGACGTTGTTGACGTGTTGGAAGCAATGGCTTACAACATTAAGTTTGGTGGCAATGATAAAGTCTATGATGCTGCTCTAATCTATGTTCAGCAACCAGGACTCCTAACTGATGAGAGAGATGAGTCTATTCAAGTTTACAACTCTGCTTTAGATCTCGCTATCTCAGTAATGAGAAACGAACCTGTTATTGTTCAAGGTTCTCATGGATTGACACAGGTAATCGACAATAATGTCCTTGGAGATACATCTGGTCAACCTGGAGTTTATGATTTTGCTAATGACTGTGCTGATATTGCTAGTTCTCTAACAGTATTCAACTCAATCATCACTCAAGCGATTGGAACTGATGCTGCTCCTGGCAACCTAGTTGGTGTTACTAGAACTGCCCCAGCGTTTAATGTTGCTACGAGAGTTGAGCCAGTTGTAGATACTGCCAACCTTGCTTCACGTGCTACACTCTTTACTATTAACACTGGTGCTTCTACTTCAGATCCTCACCTATTTGAAACTGGAACTCCTGTAAGACTTGTTCCCAAGATTAGATCTGGTGTTGATCCTGCTACTGTAGATAAGAGAGTTATCAGACTTCCTAAGGGATTTGATACCAACACTATCTACTATGTAATTGCTCCTGGTAGAACTACTGAACCAGAAGATTACTCAGATGCCGCTACTTATCCTAACGTTTTTGAAAAAACCAACACAACTAAGTTGATGTTGGCAACGACGAAGGAGAATGCTGCTGCTGGTATCTACATGTATTCACCAGAGACAGACTCTGTTGACTTTGATGTAGAAATTGGCATTAATCAGTTTGTTCTTGACGACAACTACAGTTTACACCAGTATGTTTGTAACTTCCCAACTGGATTGACTGATGTTATCCAGACAGATGTTCCTCACATCTTTGACGTTCCTGGTAACGAAGATGTTGTACATGAAGTATTCTTCAGAACGTTTGGTCAAGGATCTACATTACCTCAGATTACTAATGCTGGCGTAACAACAGAAATTGAAACTAATAAGTTCTTCTATGTAAGATTTGTAACTCCTAAGACATTTGCCGTATTTAACACTAAAGCTGAAGCGGTTGCTGGTTCTCCAAGAATCACATTTGCTCCTAACTTTGGTCAAAACTTCTATGTCTTCTCTAACAAGCGTGAGTCTCCTGTAAGATTTGATCCTACTAGAGATGATAGTGCTCTACCAGTAGATAATCAGGAAACAACCACGGGTCAGTGGTACATTCAAACTACAGATGATTATGATCCTGCTGTAAACATTCAAGCAAGAATGAATGAGATCGGTCAGGATCTCAAGGACGCTCGTTCTAAGAACACTTCATTCAAGCGTCTTACTGACGAAAGATCTGCTCAGGATAGAATTTATCGTTTACGTTATGTTATTCCTAAGTATGCCGATGGTGTACGTGATCCTCTCAATGGTTTCGTTATTAAGGCAAGAACTGACGAAACAAGAAAACTTCTACCACAGAGAATTCTACTGAAGCCCACTGCTTCTGGTCAGGCTAATGTTGCCTTGTTTGAAGTTCAAACTCAACTCACTGCTGGTGGCACTTTAGCACAGCAACTAGGTTTACCTGCCGATCAGTTAGATCCTAACTTTGCCTATGATCCATACAACATCGATGAAGTTAAGATTGTTCCTTCTGATAGAGTTGCTTCTAAGACTTCATTCCGTGTTCAATCTGCTCGTCAAGTTGATGTCGGTGGCACTAACTACCTAGAGCTAACCGTATTTGATCTCAGCATCACTGATGACGCCGTAAGAAACGAACAGTTCGTAACTGTTAGAATCAACGCTCCTCAGGGTGGTACAGGTCAGTTCAGAATTAACACATCAACTTCTAATGAACTAAACAAGATTACCTGGAACGGATTCTCTTCTGGTTTCGGTTATGTCCAAGGTTACTTTAATCCAGATGGAACGGATGAGCATTACCTAGTTCTTAAGGGTCTTGATGATGATGTCATCACCTTTGATAAGAACTCTGCTACTACATTCTCACAACCAGTTTTGGATGCTGATAATGACCCAGTTCTTGACGGTAATGGCAACCAAGTTCTAATCTATGCTACCCTACAAGCAAAACCAAACAGTGTAGGTTCTCCTAATAATTCTCTCAGTAAGTCTGACAGAAAGGATTACCTCTACAGTGATAAGAATGCTAACGTTCTTACCATGACTCCTGGTGATATCATCACTGACGATGATGGTAATGACTATGAAATTGCTTCTGTTACTGATGCTGGTGAGATCGAAGATACCTTCTACATCTTTGATATCGAAGAGATCAAGCGCCGTATTCCTAATCAGCAAGAGGGTATCTACTATCTAACTTGTGTTAAGGGTAATATTTCTCCATATCCTACTGGTCCTGGAGTTGGCACTAACTTCCGTGGATTCAAGTTCTCCCAACCTATTGGACAACTCTATCCACTAGACTACAAGAACGATCCTCTGTGGTTCCAGATTCGTCCCGACAACACTAGAGATACAACTATTCTTGATACTCCAGCAACTGTTTGTGCTGCTGACAACTTTATTCATGGTCTTGTTACTACTAATGACTACAAGAATAGTGAAACCAAGGAAGTTGTTCTTGACTTCATCGAGAACCCTGCTCTAAACAGATACGAGTATACTACTAACGCTATTGAAGCTCAAGATGGTAATGCTGCTTCTGGTTCTGAAGATAGACTAATTCCTATCTCTGGTGATTCTGTCTATCCAACTGAGAATAAGCTCTACGTCGAACTACGTCGTCCTTCGATTGCTAGATCTGGTAACCACACGTTTGAATACCTTGGTTTCGGTCCTGGTAACTACTCAACTGGTTTCCCACTCCGTCAGGAAGTTGTTCTAGAAGACATTCAGGACTTCTATGCTCAGGCAAAGCGTGAAGACGGTGGTATCGTCTTCTACACGGGTCTAAACTCCAACGGTGACCTCTATATTGGTAACCGTAAGATCAACGCTATTACAGGCGAAGAGACCTTCCTTGAGAGAGCAGAACTACTATCATCGGATGATGATGAAGGAGATATCGGTGGTCTAGTTACAACCTTCGAACTTCCTGTTGCTTTCGAGCAAGAAATCACCGTCGATGGTGATGCTCTGTTCAACAATCCAGTAACAATTAACGTTGATGATAGTGAACCAAATGCTTTCACTGTTGTCTCAAACGTTGATTCAAATGCTGGTGGAGATTTGACTCTTGACTCTAGTGCTTTCTCAAGAAGTACAATTGCTTCTGAGGGTAACGTAGTTATTCACCAGAACCAAGTATTCTCTGCTATCTATAGACTAAACCCACGTGGTAGCACACTACTTTCTGGTCAGGACTACAGCTTCAGAACTCACGTAGATCAAGCATCTGGAAATACTCCTACTAACAAGACTCCTAATCAGACTAATTCTAATCAAGGAATTGCTGTTCAGTTTGGTGCTTCCGATCCTATTTCTGGAGACATCTTACTCAAGGGCGAAGAAGTCGGTAGAACTGGTTCACTTGGTTGGATTTATGCCAACTTCTACAACCCAGTAACTGCTAGCATTGCTTCTCACACTGCTATGGGTGGATCTACAGTACAGTTTAATACTGTATTGGGAACTGCTCCATCTGCTTTAGATATTGAATTGGGATCGATTGTTAAGATCTCTGGACTTGATGGCAGATTTGTTAATGTCAATGGCATTAGAACTGTAACTGCTGTAACTGGATCTTATTTCCAAGTTCAAGCTCCTGTCATTATTGAAACCAGTGCTGTTGACGATCCTTCAACCCTAGCAGTTGGATCTGTAGTTTCTGTTTCTCTAAGCAAGTGGACTGAGGTTGGTGTACTTGGTGCTCAGACACTAAGAACAGACACTGATGTCAATGGAGATTATAAACTAGGCATTAACACTCTAGCAAGATCTGCTCATTCTGATTTCGACAAAGGATTTACATCAGATGCTGTTGATCCAAGAGCAAACCTTGATGTTGTTGGTACAGCATTTATTAGCGGTAGAACACTTGCTGCTAATGGATATGATACTCAAGCACTTCTAGCGAATAGAACATTCCTAGACGAGAATAATGCTCTATTAGTTGGTGGTAATTCTGCTGATCCAAACCTTGAAGCTACATTTAGAGTTGCTACTTCTAATGGACTACAGGGTAATCATGCTGGTCAGTCTCAGGGTGCTGCTAGAACTGTTTCTGGTGGTAGAGTTGGTATTAACGCTTCTGATGGTGATACTAACCACACACTAACTGTTGTTGGTGATGCTAGAATTAGTGAAAACGTACTATTAGAAGAAAACCTAGCAGTTAATGGTGGATCTCTATCTACTACTTCACCTACATTCAGTCTACTTGATGGTGGTGCTACCACAGTTTACTTTGCTTCGGAAGCAAAGAATCTATTCATTGGCAATTCTGTTTCTGGTAGTGATACAACTGAAGCTTTACCACAAGTTATCAACATCTCGCCAACAGCGACTCACCAAGAAGTTAACATCGGTACTTTCACCAATGACGGTATCTTCAAGGTTCATAGCGGAGGTCTTTCTTCTACTGTAGCGATCGGTACTTCTGATCTAACAGTCACCAACGCTGTTTCTGTTGTTCGTATTGGTGGTGCCTACGCTAAAGAATCTAACTCGCTTGTTAACGGTTCTGTAACTAAGTTACAAACCAGATTTACTCAGATTGATGGTGATCTTAACGTTGGTACGGCACTAGTTTCTGGTACTGGTATCGCTACTGTAAGTTCTCCTGCTGAGCGTGTAAATCTCTTTGCTGTTACAACTTCTAAGTTGTACATTGGTAGTGCTGCTTCTAGAACATACATTGGTGCCCAGGGTGGATTTACTCAAATCAACAACAGTTTGATTGTTAAATCTTCTTCCACACTTGAGGGTGATGTAACACTTTCTGGTGGTCTAAACTCTGGTGAGTTTGAGGTACGTAGAGGTTCGTTTGCTACAACTGCTATTGCTCACGTCCAAGGTGATACTGATAACGCTAACATTGACCTCTTTACTAAGACTGAAATTGGTCAGTTTGTTAACACTGAAGCAGAATTCTATGGTGATAGTTCTTTCAATGTCGGTAACAGTGACATTTCTGAGTACTATCTACCATTCACAACTCCTGCTAATACCACAATCTATGAGGTTGGCGCTTTCCTACTGATTGATCGCTCACAACTAGCAATCTACGATCCAACATCATTCACTGGTAACGTGGGTCCTGGAGTCAGCACAATTACTAGTGCCAGCAACGTATCTAACTTCGATACAAACAACACCTGGGTTCGTATTAATCCTTCTTCTTCTGTTACATTTGCTGATGGTACTAAGTACGCTCAAATCACTGGAATTTCTGGTTCTACACTAACTCTAAGTAAGAGCTTTGCTTCTGGCATTACTGCTGGTAGTGTTTCCTTTACTGGTGGTGATTCTACACAAGGAACTGCTCCAGTTGGCGAACAATACAGCGAACTGGTTGAGATTACAGAACTCACTAACCTGAATAACGTCTCTAGTGAACCATTAAGAGTAATGGTTAAGAGAGCAATGAACCAGCGTAATAGTGATGGTTCTATGATTGCTGGAACACCAGCAGATCTTCCTGGATCTGCTGAAAGTTCTTCTTATAAGTTCCTAAGAACTGATCACCCAGAAAATACTCCACTTGTAAGATATGATCTAGCAAATAACGTTAGCTTCATTGATCAAGTTGGTGGAATTAGTAGCACTACAAGTGGAACTTTGGAAGACATCAACACTGGTGACTTCTCTGGTGCTGTTGGTGAAGGTGATATCTTAAGATTCACCGATTCTGAACTAGCAATCATCACGGATATTAATACAACATCTCCACAAAGATTTGTTGTTACCGATGGTGCTGACAATAACCCCGTTGAGCAGTTCGCTGTTGACTCTACAACTGGTGAAGTTGACATTGCTGGTGATCTCACAATTCAGGCAAACTTCACTCTTGCTGGATCTACAACTGCTGGATCACAAAAACTAGTTATCACAACTGGTGGATCTTCTCCAATCGAGACATTCTCTGTTGATTCTGCTACTGGTGATACTTGCCTCAAGGGTGACTTTGGTGCTGGTGGTACTGGATGTGATCTATTTACAGTTGATTCTGAGACTGGTTTGACCAGAGTAAGAAGTGGTAACTTCGTAGTTACTGGAACTTCAACTACAGATGAGAAACTAATCCTTCAGAATTCTACTGGTAATCTAACAATTGCTGGTCACTTAACGGTCGAAGGAACTACAGAAACCAATATTGCTGGTCCTGTACAAATTGACGGCGGTAACTTCCAACTCAATAAGATTGATCAGTCTCCTGAATGGACATCTGGTGGTGCTGTAGAAGATGAAGATACTATTTTCTATAGTGGTAACATCTATACCGTTGTTGGTAACGGCAACCTCGGTACTGTTCCTCCAACACATACTACAGGAACTGTTGCTAACGGTGCTGTTCAATTAACCTTCTTGAAGGCAAAAGTACCCGAAGAGCTCTTTGAAATTGAAGTTGATGGTTCAATCAACTTTGCTGGTCAAGAAGGATTCTTTACTCCTAATGGTGCTAGAAAGTGGCAATTCGTTGGTGCTGGTGAAGAGACTGTTGATCTCGAAGTTAATGTTAACTACTTCGTTGCTCCTTCTTCCGACACCACCCTCAAGTTGCCAGAAAATCCAGTTACAGGCGATATGATTAGAGTTGTTGATGTTGGTGGTAATCTAACTTACAACGTATCTCTAAGAGTAAGAGCTAAGGATAATGTTGCTATCCAAGGAGATAATACAAATGGCAATGTTCCTGACCTAAGTAGTATTGACTACGATGGTGGCGAATTGGTCGTTCAAACTCCTCATGCTGGATTTGGTTTAATCTACCTAGGTAGCACAAACTTCGATGGAACTACCACTGGTGCTCCATCGACAACACAAGGTTGGTGGTTAATGGAAATCTAATGGCAGGATATAACGTAATTAAAACCCAAAGAGCACTCCCCATTGGTTCTGTACAACCATGGGGAGGTAACATCTCGGAAATTCCGAGTGGATGGTTGTTATGTAATGGTGCTGAAATTGAAGCTGCTGATTACCCACTATTAGCACGTATTTTACGTGATACTTATGGTGGAACAAATTTTGGCGGCAATTTTCCTAATTATACTGGCACCTTTAGATTGCCTCAAACAAATAATAAAGCACTGGCAGATATTTCTACTGATTATTTTGGAACATATGATTCTACTACAACTGATGTTCCATCTCCCATTGATAACTCCGATGCTCTAACTGTTGTACAAGAATATCTTGGAGATTCTGTTGCTGGATTTGAACCTGGAGATTTGGGTCCACCAAACGTCATCAATGCCAAAACTGACTTAAATTTTACATACACTCCAGATCCAGAAGGAACAATTACTAGCATTACTTCTACAGGAACAGCTCCAGAAGTAACATCTGCTAAAATTTATAAAAATGTAACAGCAAATAATGGAACAAATGCTGATAGTGGATCTACCGTAACTGGAACTGGTGCCCAATTTACTGTAGTAATTAATACTGATGAAACATATGATGTTGTTCCCAAAGTAAAGGGTTCTGGATATAATGTTGGTGACCAACTAACTATTCCTGGATCTACTTTTTCTACTGATGGTGGAGCATCTACTGCTAATGATATTTCGATTAGTGTAACTAAAGTAGGTAATTCTTATTTTGAAGGAGTTGTTACTGGTCAGTCAATTATCGAAGGATTCTCTATTAAAGAAGTTTTTATTGTTCCTAGAAAACTGGGTAGAGAACATTTCCCACAACACTTCCACGAAGGAACTTATGATACTACTAACGTAGGCGATGCTGGAGAAAACCCAGGTAGAGGTGCTTGTGTGTTTGCCACACCTGATGTTAATTTCACTGAATTTTATAACAGAGTTCACCCATGTCCATCTGGATATTTTGCTCCATTCGGACCATACTGTCCACTACCAACATCACTTACTTGTGCTGGTAGTGCTACTGTAGAAACTGGATTTTGGATTGGAAACTCTCCAACCGATGATATTAGTAGTTTAGATAACTCTCCATTTACTTCTGGTGTTGGTAGATATACTATTGCTTCCGTTGGTGGTAGTTTGCCAGTCGCTGAGCACATACCTTTTGCTACTAGTGCTACTGGTCATGGATTGGGTAAGTCTTGGTTCATTGGCAGTGGTAGCAATTTTAACCTAAGAGATGGTAGTGGTGCTACATCTGCTTCTAGTGATACTAACATGACGGCTTTGAAAGCAACTGGTAGATTTGCTCCTGGATACAGGATTCCTTTCTCGGATAATAGTCAGACTGTAAAGTCTCCAAACTATGATCCTGGTACTGGTGGTTCTGATAATACTCACGGATATACCAAGACATTATTTAACCATGCTGCTATTTCATTTACA